AACCTGTGCAGGTAATCGTGAGCGGAGTAGACGAAGACGCTCCGTACTTCGTTCCTGAACTGATCGCCGCCGTGGGCAGCGCTTGTGAACCTGAACATATTGTGGAAGTTCCAGAAGCCCATTGCAGCGTGGCTGTGGAGCCACCTACGCTGGCAATTTGCAGATTCTGGCCCGCAGAGCCTATCGCGCCTGGCAGGGTAGCCACATAGGACGTAACCGAGGCAGGAGCCTGAAGCGTGACGCTGGTCGTAGCCGTCGAGTTCGCGGAACCTTGACCAAAGACGAATCCGCCTGCCGTTGACCCGCCCGTAGAGTACGAAGGCGGTTTGCAGGTCGCGCTGGTCGAATAGGCAATGGCTCCGGCAGAGTTTGTGTCGTACTCCCCGAGCGTGGATTCCGTGGCCTGGACAATTGTGCAGCTGGTGTTGTTGTCTACGAACGTGTTGGTCACATTGGAGTTCGTTTTGATGCCTCCGATGTGGTAGTTCTTGGGACTGCCATTGGTTCCCACCTGAACGCAGTCGAGAGAGTTAGCTTGGCAGTTCACGTCGTCTAACTGCAGGCTGGTAACTGCCGTGGGAGCCGCTACGCAGACTGTCGGACAAGTAGGCGCTCCGCCGAGAAGCACATCCGTGCCAGTGTTGGTTCCGACCTGCGTAAGCGTGTGCATCTCTCCCAAGTGCATAGGAGCGTCAACCGCGATGTTCGTGGTCACGCCAGCGCCGGAGTTGCACTGCGTCATGGCGCTGGATATGTTTCCCGTGCCGAGCACTGTGGCTGTGCCGGTGCGGATGACGACGCCCATCGAACTGGCTGAGCATTGCCCGGTCTGGCCTACGACCCAAATGCGCCCTGGAGGGCCGCTGTTCTGCGTCTGCGCTCCCTCCCAGTCAAGCCCGATGGCCTGGCCGTGAAGGACGATATTATCCACTCCCGTCAGGTTGGCCGAGGAATAGTTAGCCAGCGCCACGCAGCCCGTCTTTCCTTCACAGTTGAGTTCAACGCTATAGAAGCCCGCCTGAAAGTTCTGATTCTGGGCACTGTCTCCCGCTTCATCTCCAAGCTGAGCGACCTTGCCATAGATCACGTAGTTGTATGCCGAAGAATTTGCCGCGCAAGAGTTGTTGTTGATAATCGTTAGCGAGGTATTGCTGTTTACGGCTGTGATGACGCCATGACAAGCGTTGGCCGCGGCTGTGCCGCCACAGGCCGAGCCGTATCCCGCCTGCGTAGGACCAGAGCCGCAAGCTACATATTCCTCGCCTGGCACCACGTTCGTAGACCACGTAGTTCCCGATCCCGTGATTGCCGTCGTATAAGTAACGCTCGATCCGCCCGTGGAAACGGTGTTTGTTGCCGTGCCGGTTGTGTACTGGTTGGGAAAGCCGCTTCCCGCGACAATCTGCGTTCCTACATTGTTTGGCCCGGCGGATGGTCCCATGCCAAACACCTTAAAGTTGGGACTGACCATCGGCTGCGTTTCGGTGATGACGCCGGGGCCAAACAGAACGGTTCCGGTGATGTTCGGAGCCATGCCCGTTCCGAGCAAGTCGATGAATGGATTCACGGCGCAGCTTTGCGAACCGGTCAGCGCGCGAGCGTCGATTACAACTGATGTGGGAGTGGAAAGGGTCGAAATCACTTTACGAATCTTGTCGCACAGATCGTTTGCGTGGCTGCCCGTGAACTGCGAAGCGTCGTACCACAGAGCGGAAGTGGCGTAGGTCGTGGAACCACTCGCATTCACCAGCGGATTGCCTTGTCCTCCAGAGGGAAGAGAACTGCCTCCGCCGCTTCGCAGCACAGCAAAGTAGTTCGTGTTGTCGGAGTAAATCCACGCACAATAGCCCGTGCTCAAAGCCATGCTTGCCTGTGCGCTGTGATAGGCCGAGCCATCCGTCCAGCTGATCGTGGAAGTTGTGGGAGTGATTGTGGCTGTGCCGGTCCCGATATCGCAGGAGAGATTGACCCAGTTCGAAGCAAATCCGGTGCTGCCTGCCTGGGGAAGCGTCACAGCGATAGAGCTTGAATTGCTGAAGGTCACGTAGGAAGCCCGATCCGTAGCAACGTAGGTATAAGTCGTGCCAGTCTGCGGATTAGGCGTGACTCCGGCTGGCGCCCAAGTCTCAGCCGTCGCTGCTCCACCCGACGGCGTGTCAGTAAGGAACTGCGGAACACCGTTCACGGAAGTTGGCCCAGCGAGACGGGTAAACGCTCCCCCACTTCCTCCGTAGGCCAGGTCCCCTAGCGTGGTCAGCGGTCCTGTAATCTCGAACTTCAGCTGATTCGTAGCTGAATTCGTGGGCGTGACTATCAAGCCTGCCGCATTGGTTGTGCTGGTCAGCAGGTTCCATCCAGCCTGAGAGGTGAGACTAGACGAGTTTACCTGTTCAGGGATCGTGCAGCTTGAGCCGAGCGTGCAGGTTTGGCTGTTGACGGTCGTGGAAGAGTTCGCCAGGTCCGCGTTCGGGATTGAGTTATAGGCGTAGCCTGTGTCGGTCAACGTGCAGGTTGTGCTCGAAACGGCGCAGTAGAACAGGTGAAGATTTGTGGGTACGCTGGCGAAGAAGTTCACTGTATTGCTAGCCGTGGCTGCGCTCCCCAAAGTCGTCGTGAAGTTTCCACTCGCCGGGAATAGGGACAAAGTGCCCGCCGTGCCAGATTTCCCGAGTGTTGGTGTGTAGGTTAGGGCAGGCGTTGCACCGGCCAGGATCTCGCCCGTCGAGCCAGCCACATCGAGAGTTGTAGCCGAAGATGTGCCTCCAACTGTAAGCGTGGAATTCGGAGAGGTGATCGTATCTCCTCCTCCACTGCCGCTTGAAGGTGCCGAATACTCCCAGTGAATCAACGGAAGCGTCGTGCTGAGTGTAGCCGTAGCTCCGTCCGGGAAGGTCCAGGCTCCGCTTACCGCCTTGACATGGCCAACCGTCAGCCCGGTGGAACAGGCCCCAGTTCCGCCGCTGTCGGTCACTTTCCCCGCAGTGGTTCCCGCGCATACCGAATCGCCCACCGTGACCGCCGCACTTGCGTTGATCGGGGAGTCTCCGGCGTCATAGACAGAAACCGCAATCGTCCCTACGTTCGCCGCGACTCCGATGATGTTAGCCGGGCTGGCTGCGCAGTCCTGGGTAGTCTCGGCAGTCGCTCCAGAACACTGCAGGTTCCAAGCCGTGACCGTCGTTCCCTTCAGCCATGAACCGGAGAAAATGTGCAGGCCCTGGTGGGCTGCGTTCGATGTGCCTGTAGCTTGGCCAGCCAGCACTTCGACCGTTCCAGCTAGGTTCGCTACGGCGGTCGAGCTATTGTTGCCGCCCGTGAGGAAACCGTAACCGGCAGTTGAGGCAGAGGTTCCCGTGGCAAGAATGCTTGCGCCCTTGAATGTTCCACCACCGGCGTTGACGTTTGAGCCGGTGTCTTGGCCGCCCTGATAGGTGATAGATACCGTGGCCGTGTTCGCCTTGATGATTCCACTGCCGGCATTAATGTTGGCCACGCCCGGACAACTGGTGCCGCTGCCCGTCACGATCTGGCCGTTTCCCAAGGCCGCCGAAGAGGTGACCGTGTTCGCTCCGCTCGGACAGAGCACTCCGCCCGCGGTGAGCGCACCGGAGGCCGGGTAAGTGTTGCCGTTGAGCAGGGTTGCGTTGATGCCGCCCGTCCCGCTCGCCTGCAGCAGGCCGTTCGTATTCATGAAGACGCCGTTGGTGGTGCCCTGAGCGGTGAACTGCACCGGCCCGGCGGTCGAGCCGCTCAGCGTGGACACCTGAAGAATATTCGCCGTTCCCGCCGTCGAGGCCACGTTCTCGCCCAAGGCCAGCCCCGCTCCGCTGCTGGTCAGCGACCAGTTCCATGTCTGGTCGTTATTCCCATTGTTGATGGAGTTTGCACCGGTCGCGGCCGTGATCGAGGAAAGAGACACTCCTGTGCTTGAGATCGTGTTGCATCCGAAGACGTGGGTGCTGCTGTTGAAGGTCAGCGCATTGGTCGCGCCCGCGCAGGAATTGGTTCCCCCGAGAGAGTCGAGCGAGACCGCCGTGGCGCTGGCCGTGCCCGCGGTGATGTTCATCAAAAGCGAGTCGGCTGCAACCTGAGCAATGTTCGGCAGAGCAAGGCGTCCGTTGGCATTCGTGGGAAGAATGTCTGCGGCGATGTAGTTCGTGTTGTTTCCGTAGAAGAACGCGCATCCCGGACTTCCGCTCGTGACCGTCGGCTGGATCGTCAACGTAGCCGCTCCGTTGACCGTCGATGTCGTGGGCGTGGCTGTAACCGTCGAAGCGGTTGAGGAATTGCACGCCACGAAGGCGAAGTATTGGTCGAAGTTTGTAGCGCCGGACTGTGGAACGGTTAGCGCTGTTCCGCCGGTGGAATTCGTCAGATTCAGCAGAGCCAAGCGGTCAGTCAGGCTCACCGAAGGAGACGCGCCCGACTGCGTATCTACCAAGATTCCTCCCGGCCCGAAAGCTGCTACGCCGGAAGAAGTCTGGGTGATTTCCTGCGGAACGCCGGTATAGCCCGAAGGAACAAGAGACGTTCCCCAACCCGAACCTGTTGACACTACGACTCCCGCACCGGGATAGACCATTCCTCCACCGCTTGCGGTATTCGGGTCCTGCAGTTCCCAGTTCGTGCCATCGTAGTAAACGATGGCGAGCGAGGTTGTGACCAGATCGTTCAGCGCCAGAGCCGATGCTCCCAGCTTCGTAACCGTCTTCGCTCCCAGCCCGCACACATTCAGCGTTGGCGTGGTGCTTGTATTGGCGTTGGCCGGAAAGAACACCACGACCGAGCCGTTCTTCAGGCTTTGAGGACAGGGCGAAAGCGAGACGGAGTAGGCCGTGGAGCTTCCAGTATCCGTGCCGAAAGCCGGAGAGAGCGCGCTCTGCGGATAGTTTGAGGTTTGGCCAGCCGCAAGCCAAGCCGCAAACAGAAGACCGAATAGCGCCGCTAAGCTACTGGGTTTGTTCCGCCGAAGCATGGATATCATAGCTGGCCGTCCCCGTCGTGCATGGCGTTACTGTGGTCGTGTAGGAAATCGTCGAGGTCGTAGCGGAATAAATCGGCATGACGCCCTGCAGATATCCACTTGTCGTGGTAAGCGCCGAGAGAAATGGCAAGGGGATCGAGGAGGCGGAGTGGGCATGAGTGGCGTCCGTCCAGGAGAACGTCACCAAGACTTGTCCGGGGCCAGGTGAAGAGCACACAGCATTCTGGTCAATGTAGTAGCGGATCATGTAGCTTCCAGCCGAGGCGGTCGAGGCTATGATGTTGGTGGCGGTCTGCGAAGTCGTCTGCGCAGTGGCGTTTGAGACGCCTTCGGTAACCGGAAACGTCAGTCCCGCTCCCGTAATGCCGTCATAGGTGGAGATCAGGCCGCCGCTGGTTGCTATCAGCCCAGCCCCTGGACAGCTAATCGTCGTGCCGGTTGCGGCATAGTAGGCCAGAGCGCCCGCAGTCGAACAATTTGACACGGTTCCGCTGCTGCTGCCTGAGGTTTGCGGATTCTGCAATTCCCAGTGGGTCGTACTCGCATCGTAGATCGCGTCCGCGACGGCAGTGGTCGTCAAATCGTTCGAGGCCAAAGCCGCTCCGCCACCTTTCACGATCGTCGCCGCTCCCAAACTGTTGACATTTAAGGTGGGAGTGGACGTGGTATTCGCCGCCGTGGGCAGCCAGCGTACTTCGAGGCCAGACACCAGAGCCGTGGCCGCGGGACTCAAAGTCACCGTCTGAGCGTTCGCGGTGCCGCCGCCAGCCGCATATACATTCACGATATCGTTGGTTCCGATCAATCCCATCGCCGGAGCGGTGGTCGAACCCGTGTTGTTGCCAAAGAAGAAATGGGCAGTGGTTGTTCCCCACGACAGCGCCTGAGTCCCCCCGAGCGCTGGCGCGGCAGTGCAGTTCAAAGGAGCTACGCAGGTGAAGTTGATCACCGAGTTGGCAAGAGAAGCGTTTGGCACCGATCCCATGACGAGAATAGAGCCATTCGAGATGGGAACCTGATTGTTCGAGCCAACGTTTCCGATGGAACCAACCGGATAGCCCGAGTTGCCTGTCTGCGCCATCATCGTGCCGCAGAAAAGCAGAAACAGAATTGGCAGAAGTTTTTTCATTGTATTTGCTCCGCTGTGACGTGTACGTCGTAAGTCGATGGGCCGCCTGTGCTGCATGCCCCGGTAACGGTCGAAACATAGGTGATCGATGACGCCAGTGCTGCATAGATCGGAACCATGCCCTGGACCGAGCCGGTTGGCGTGGATTGCGTAGATCCCATGATCAGAATTACCGACTGCGCGGAGCGTGATGCGGTCGCATCGGTCCAGTTGAACGTCAGCTGCACCATGTTGGCGCCCGAGCCGCAGAGCGAATTCTGATCAATGTAATAACTGATTCGGTAGCTGCCTGCCGCCGCAGTGGACGTGATGATCGAGGTGGTGCCGAGCGATCCCGACTGCCCCACAACATTAGAGCTTCCGTAGATTGCCGGAACGCCGAGACCTGCCGTCGTAAGACCGTTGAATCCAGTCACTATGCCGGGAATAATCAGCGGATTCGGGAGGGCATTCAAAAACGCGAACGTGCCCAAGCCGTTGCTGCCCGGAGCCAGCGTCCCGATATGAGATCTGTCCAGAGGAAAGCCAAAACCGGAATCGCTTAGCGTCGTCCCGGAAGTATCCGCCCACAGCGCCACATCCCCGATGATGCTGCTGCCTGGCCCGTTCACATCTCCTGTGCCGGAGCCGGAGCCGCAGATCAGTTTGCCGTTCGTTCCTATTCCGTTTGCCAGCTGTCCCGACGGACAATTGAAGGCGAAGACGCCTCCAATGCTCAGAGCGGTTGGAAGCGGAATCCTGGCAATCACCGCCGAGGGAAGATTAGGAATGTACTGATCGAAGTTGCAGGCCGTATCCGTGCACCAGAAGCTGTCTGGAATCGGCTGCACACAGGTATAGCCGGACTGCGGACCGCCCAAGATCACCTGGTTAAACTGATTGCTGACTGTAGCCGAGAAGCACACATTGACCGGGTTGGTTATCGAGACGTTCGCTAGCTGGCAGGTGCCGATGATCGCTCCATTTGAAATGGAGCACACGGTAGGAAACGTAACCTGCTGGCCGCCATTGCCCAGCTGGTAGGAGATCGGCGCACCCGTCGAATCGACCGGGGAAAACGTGAGCGTGCCAGAGGGCAGCAGGCCGCCAGAACCGGAAATGTTTGCCGCTGTGATCTGCATGTAGGTGGGCTGAGACTGCCCGAAGGCCAGCGAGGCAAAGAGGACCAGAGAGACAATCAGCAGTTTTCTCACGATATCTTCACGTCGAACAGTTCGAATAACTGCTGCGCACCGGTCGCACTGCTCTGTATCGTCAGCGCAACCGTCTGACTGACTGCCATATTCACCGCGCCTGGGATAAACTGAAATGCGGGAGATTGCAGATTAGAGATGAATTCAGAGGTGCAAATCTGCAGCGAAGATGACCCTGTGTTTGCCACGCAGCATCGAATGTGATGCTGGCCGGTCACGATGCCGGTAGGAATGGTAAACTGGGCTACGCCCGTGCCTCCGATGGTTATGTCCAGCGTGCTTGTGCTTCCTCCGCTCTGAGTGGATTCCAGCCATACGTCTATCGAGAGCATTCCATTGGGCGATACCTGACCTGCTCCGAGAGTGAAAGAGTAAATCGTGTCCTGGGTCGTGGTTCCCGTGTGCAAAATGCTGTTGGCGTTCCTGTAGGCCGTGTACTCCAGCTTTTGAGTCTGGATGTCGGCGGTGGTGAGCACATTTGCCAGCACTGCCTGCAGCGTGCTCAAAACGGTGTCTGCGAGAACATAGCCCTTTGCCGCCAAGGCTCCGGCCAAAGCCGAGATGAATGTCGTTACCTGATAAAACAGTTTGTTGGCTGTGGGAGACGGGAACAGATTGTTGGTTTGAATGCCGTTGGCGCGCAGAGCATCGCCGGTATACGAGGCATCATTTTCCTGGTTGCTGCCCGTGGGATTAAAAACCTGAAAGTTTGAACTTCCCGGCATAGGTCTCCCTTACACGAAATGCCCCAAGTCGAAGCCAGCCACGTTGGCGTTGTTCTGGTCGAAGCCGAAAATGGGCAGCGTCGGAAAACTGAACGTATACTCCACGCCTTCTGGCCTCGGCACGATCAAGCCGTTGGTGATCATGTCCTCGACGATGCTGGTGAACACGCCAGACAGGATGATGATCGCCGTCATGTTCTGCTGATCATCGACCACGATGCGGCCTCCAGGAAACAGCTGCGCCCACAGCGTATAAAGCGAACTGATAGAACCATCCCACTGATTTTGGGCAATCTTGGCCATGATCAGGATGCGGAAACTGTCATCATCCAAAATTGGACTGACGCCTCCCGAAGGCTGAAAAGGAACGGTGCGGCTTGCTCCTATGATGGCTCCGATAACATCCAGCTGCACTCCGACCGCCGTATCCACGGAAAAGGCGGCGTTGGCGCCAGCCGCGCACACGTTCATGTCCGCAACGACCTGCAGCACCGCGCTCAGCCACGCCTTCAGGTTCGGAGCGTTTTGGAACTCCGAAGTCAGCAGTCCCAGGTAATATGAGAGTGGCGGCGTGCTCATACCAAGTTCACGATTACATTCGCAGTAATGCCTTGGCTGACCTGATTGAAATCCATGGGAATATCGGCTCCGGTGGTAGGCGAAGGAGTTACAGCCAGCGCCAGAGTTTCCACTATGATGATCGGCGAGGAAAGGTCCGGATTCACGCTCATGGCCACAGCCACCAGCGCGCCATAGCTGACCAGTTCTCCAATTTGCAGACTGTTCAGGTATGTGACGATCACCGCCTGCATTGCGGCCTGTGCCGCAGTCGTCCCGCCATTCACCAGATGCGCGTTCACTGTGACATAGATAGGAACATAAGCAGGCAGATCGAAACTTATGTTCTCAGTGAAGCCGGTGACCGGATCGGTGACCAGCACCGAGGTCGTGCCATTGGTATAGCAGCCAATGGACTTATTCAGATAGATCGCCAGAGCGATCGCGGATTCGGTTCCACCCTCGACCACTGCAGTGATCGAATGCGGGGGATTTCCGTAGGAGTCGGTCACTCCTGTGGGATTTTCTACGACGTTGTAGCGCGTGACTCCGGGCAGCGCGGCGATTGCCGCCGTGGTGCCGGCCAGCAGGCTGATTGATGGCAGTTCGGTGCTGATTGCCTGACGCGCTCTCAATTGGGCATCGGTTTCTACCGGCTGCCCCAGACTGGCTACGTTCGTCCCGTTGGTCACCGAAGTCCAGCCAGCGGTAATCCCTCCGGCTATGGTCGTGATTTGGTTGGCCTGTACGGCTATCGCTCCCAGCGTCTGGCATGTTGCCGTGACGGTTACTGTCCCGCCTGGACCGATAGTGGTATTGGCGGGAAGATTCCACAGGTTTCCATTTACGTCGGAGACTACGCCGCTCGGTATCACGGTGCCAGCAATTCCGGAGCATGTCACCAGACAGGTAGAAGCCGAGGCTGATTTGCGAACTACACCATTGTAGGCAACCACCAGATCCAGTGCGCCGCCGACGGCGTAGACCGGGGTAAAGTTGTTGTAAACCAGTTGCAGACCCTGCAACGCATCGGAAAGAGCAAGAGCCAGGATAGCGATGAACTGGTAGTACGGCGAATCATTCCCCAGATAGAACGTAGCGCCGAAGATAGCCTGGAAATTGGCCACAAGGTAATTCAGAATCGCCTGAAAACTCGGAACACTCAAGCCAGCCGAGGATATCGCGGGCGCGGAGTAGGTCGTGCTGCTCATGAAATGCCGCCGCTGGGCGGCGTGGGAGTACTGGTAACGCTCACTGTGCCAAACTGGGTTTGCACAGAACAGGAAAACTGATATAGCCGCGTGCCTGGAACAAAACTAAAGGCCACATTGCTCAAGCTGACAACAAAGGGAGTTCCCAGAATGCGAGCCTGGATGAGGGCCGCGACCTGCTGCTGCTGGCGCGCTCCTTGCCCTACGCCCAGAATTTGCTGCCATAGTGGAAGGCCGTCGGATTGATCGGCCCACCATTCCCCTTCGAACAATCGCAAGCGCGTTCCGATGATCGTGGCAACGGCATCGAGGTTAGTCTGCACGTTCAGCGGACCGGTTCCAAGAATCGGATCATTGTTGGCGTCGAGTGGGAAACATGCGATCTGCGTGCTCATACCGGCGGCCCTGTGTCGCTGCCTCCCGGTGTCACCCCGGAGTGAATGTGGTGAGTGAAGTCGCGCCCCTGGATGGTTGTGTCCTGGAGCGCCGCTGTTCCCTCTACGGAGAGGTTTTCATCCACAGTGAGACTGGCCTGCATCTCTACGTTGCCCGCCAGCGTGGTATCTGACTCCACGGTGAGATCATTTTGCACGGTAAGATTGCCTTGAACGATGAGATCTGCCTTAAGGCTTACCGTTCCTGAATCCGCAAGGTCGATGATTACGTTGCCGTCGTCGGAGCGTATCTGCATCGAGGTTGTAGAATAATCAGCCAGCACGCGCGGCTGGGACCATGGCGCGAATATGGCATATCCGTCCGACAGATCGTGGCGGCGGCGCTCCATTTGCTGATTCTTCGTGCCGCCATTCTGCCACCAGGCGTCGGCGCACATGTCGCCGAATATCACCAGGCATTCGTCGCCTTGCTTAATCGGCAACGTGACTGAGAATCCGCCAGCGCGCGGCAGAACCACCGGCACGTCCACCAACGCGGGAATGTCGATAGCCTCCGGCACGAAGTTGACTTTAATTTGTTCCTGAACCGCCAACTGCACTTTGACCGTCTGCTTCTGCGCGTCGAAACTCTGGACGACTCCAGGGAGGGCCACGCGCATCTCGCACCTCAGGCTCCAAATGAGAGCCTTCCACTGCTCGGTCGTGATGCCGAGACGCTGAGGAATGGTAAGGAAGCTGCTGCTCATCGATTCAGGTCCGGCTGGGTTACCGGATTCGTTGCTGTGGCTCCTTCCGTGGCCGCAAAGAAAGCCAATGCATTGTTGATCACGGTGTAACCGTCCACATCCACGTACCAGTCATTGCCACGCGTATCGCCCCGGAAGCGCGCGCCGCCTACCACATAAATGCCGTCCTGATCGAGTACGCCTATGTACTGATTCAGCTGGCGTTTTTGCAGACGCAGCTGAGAGTTGTCGATCTTGACGGTGAGCAGCGGCTTCTCGACTACCACGCGAGGATCGAGAAGCGCCCGAAAACTGACGCCTTGCTGCGTCTGTTGCGGAGTGCCTACGATGATTCCGTTGGCCGTCGAATTGAACAGTTGCGGCCCTGTTGTGTTGAGGCCAGGAAGCGTTGGCGGAGAAAATACGATCTTCGGAGTTCCGGCCTGGGTGACATCCTCGGCGGGATTGCCGAAGTTCAAGCCTTTGTGCGTAAGCCACCACTGCATGTTGTTGCCTTCGGCGATCTCGGTAAAGTATTTTCCCGGCGAACCGAATACCACCTTTCCGCGCGGCAACTTCTGCTGGCTGATGTTGGGCGACACCTTGAAACTTTCGATGGTTGCCGGGTTCAACGTTCCCTGAGACGTGGTCAACTGAATGATGCGCTGCAGTTGCTGCTCCTGAGTGAAACCGGCGGCGATTGTGTCTTTTACAAATTGGCGGTTCACTTCGTAGAAGCTGATGAGACAGTAAAGCGTCAGTTTCAGGTCAACGGCATTTTCCCGCTCGTACATGGCCTGAAATACCGGCCCTTGCCAGATCACGCCATAATTGCCCGATTGGTAGCCAGCCGAAAGGGTAACAATCATGCCCTGCGTTACCGTGGCCTGGGAAGGTTGTGAACTGGAGGGAGCGGTGACTACGCCTTGCGTGATTTTCTCGACCACGTTCTGATCGAGATTGTACACACAGATGTCAGCCGACCAGTAAGTCTGAAAGGCTGGAGTGACAATATCGAAGGTGACGCGCGGCGATACATCGAACGAGTCTGAAGCCAGCGTAATCACTTCCTGATTGCCGGACGCGTCGGGCGGGAGTGTGACGCTTAACTCGAACGCTCTGCCGTACAGCGGGAGATTGTTCATACGCGAAAATTGATCGGGAAGGCCGGCCCTATGGGTCGCAGCGGCGACCCGCTTCCTCCGGCGCTTCCCGTGGTTTCTGCCGAGATGCTTTGCGGGACCGCCGGAACCGATCCATAGCCCGGAGTATCGGACCACAGCAGCAAGAAATCTGTTCCCAGATCGGTATCGTCCGGTACCTGTTTCGTCGGATCGCCAGATACACTGATGACAGTGGCCGATCCGATAGACAGCCATGCGAATTGTTTCAGCAGGTTCCCGGCAGGTGCATTGCCTGTGACAAGGGGCAGCGAGTCGAGCAAAAGATTTCCCGAGGAATCGACCAGCGAACCCAGCCAGTATTGGGCCACTTGGTTGTAATGCAAAAACATGCTTAGCTGCATTGTGCCTCCATCAATCCCGAGCGGCACCAGCAGCGATTGATTAGGATCGGAGTTCAGCGGAACGATCTGCGCATCTCCGGTTGGACGAGGCGGAATGCGAGGAAAGCGAGCAGGACCGATTTTCTGCGTCGTGAGAAAAACGGAATAAATTCGCACGCGATAGAACACGCCGCTGCTCGATTCGAGCAAGAACTGTTGCGTCCGGTCATAGGTAGCGGCTACAGCCGTCAGCGTAGCCATTCCTGAGGTAGTGACGCCCAGCTGATAGGTTGTGCCTGACACCTGATCGACGAGATACGCAGGGGAAAGAACCTGGCCGCTGACAGCCTGAAAGAACAGCACGCCATCGTCAGTCACCGACAGCTGCCATTGCTGGCCGCCGCTGTCAAGCAATATGGGACTGTTCGGAATCAATTTAATGTCCTATGCACTGAAGCCAGAGAATGTCCGACCCGGTGCCAACTACAGTTACGCTGGAGGCCGAAGCGGGCAATGCCTGGCAGGCATTCGCCGCCGTCTGATCTGTGCAACTGCATCCATAGCTAGACGAGGAGGCGAAAGTAAAACTGTTGGCGAATGTGTGAGTAGCCGTCCCAGCCGTAAGCGCCTGACTGTTGGTGTAAATCTTGTCGGCGGTGTGAAGCGCCCCGGATTCGTACACCTCGGGATGATTGCTCAGCGTTAGATTGGCAACCGGCGTCGTGCTTGCGATTACCAAGGGGGCTGTGCCTGTGACCAGCGTGGAAGTCAGCTGAGAGTTCGTCGTGATCGGGACGGTGAATGTCTTGAGGGTAGCTGTCAGACGCTCTTTGTAGCTCGCATTGTCCGGCACGCTGCCAATGTAGTTAGAGATGGCAATGGGCGCGCCAAAAGCGAGTTGAGCATCGACCACAGGCACGCCGCTGCTAGCTACATCGGAAGCCACGTAAGTGTCATTCGCGTCCCATGATGGGCGATTCAGCGATGTTGCCAGAGTCTTCGAGGGATTGGAATCTACAAACGTGATGTACTCTTGCGGCAAAACGCCAGCGATTCCCGATGGCCCCAGCGGTATAAAGTTGATTGTGCCTTTTACTCCGTTAGCTCCAGTGACTCCGCCGACCGGCTTTAGCCATGCACCGACGATGGGAAAAGAACTAAGAGATTGCGTGCGCCCATTCAGACAGCTTCCCAGAACGCCTGCCAGGTTTCCGTTGCACTGCAGGGCAAAGACAGTCTGCGCAGCACTCCCGAATACGGAAGTGGTCTGATTGTCCTGATCAACGAAGGCGAACGTATAGGACGCTGTTCCTCCGGTTCCGTTCTGCACCAAGCCTCCGGGCCAGTAGGGAAGATTGGGAAACCAGCTGGGATTG